AATTACTTTGGCAAAGATTTGCTTCCACCAAAGAGTATAAGTCTTCCAAGTATTCTGTAGGCGCTGAAGTGCTTGCGCTCTACTCATTGAATACTCAGATGCAGTACGTGAGCCAGAAAGCTGACCACCAAACAACGACGGTTGAGCGCCAGATACAGACTGGCCGAGGGTCTGTATCATGTTGAAGAATGGCAATACTTCCTGGCTTAGGGTAGCCGTTCTAGTTTCAAAGAATCCATCTCCAACAGATTTACCAGTCTTCGGAACAGCAGGATAAATACCGCCGGGCATTGTTTCAGCCTCACGGTATTTCTCAAAGTTCAAAACTCCTGGGTCTGCAAACGTCTGTTGAATACCATGTTCAATGGTTTGCAGAACCAAAGAAATCAAATCAGAAGTAATGTCCTGAACGCTAACCAACAGAGAGCCAGTTGGATAGTAATGAATGTAATCTGACAGAGGATTCTTAATGATAGTCCAGCAATCGTCAAGGCTTTCATTCTCATCAGCGGCCCATTCATCATTGACCAGAACTAATTTAGCTCCATCAGGATAATGCTTCTTGAGTAAATCTGTATCTTCTTTCTTTAGAACGTTGAACGCTGAAGGACGAAGCCAACAATTTCTAACAGTAACATTATTAAGAGGATACTCACCACGATACTGAGGTGACAACCTTGCCCACTGTTCATATGGGTCATACATTCCTCCACCAGCAGGACCAATCTTCTTGCCGTTGGAATCAAATTTATCTCTTAGATGGTCATATCTATCAAGGGCATTAGTGTAGTGAGTTTCATAACTAAAGATAAGATATGGGCAATCAGCTTGCTTCATTGCATAGTTAGGCACCTTTACGTATAGACCACCGTATACTTCCATGCAAATTCTAGACTTTGGCACTTCTTTCTGGTCAACAAATCTAGTAACAACAAGCGGAGATTTCTGCAAACTTGGGTCTAACTGCGCTGCGCACTGAGGACAAACAACCTGATTTTCATTAATAATCAGATTGTGCAGTTCAATATCATCGTCATCAGGTTGAAATTCGTCAATCTCCTGCTTAGTGAATAAGTCATCATCCAACTGATTCTTGCATATCGGACAGATGTAAGCTTCAATATTCTCTTTCTTGTATACATTCTCTTTATACGTTCCATATTCTTTATCGGACTTTGGGTATGAATACATTGCTGTCATACCTTCGGTCATGTTAATGTATAGAGCGTGCAGCCAAAGAATCGGTGCATCGTTATGTCTATAAATCAGTTCAGCAATCTTATCACCAGCCTTAGCCGTTGACAAGTCAATAGGATTCTCTGCATCATCAGGAAAACATTTTATTGCAGGAATTGTAATAGAGAGAGCAGCAATAAGGGACTCCAAATAAGCACGGAATACATTAATAGGCTTATCATAAAATGCTTGGTCGTTGTCGGCATTAGAAATTTCTTCATCCCAGATACGCCAGTCATGAGCTACTTCAGAATACCAAACTCGCTGAAATCCTTCCCAAAGAAGTTTGAGCCGCCGCCAATTACGGAGTTGGCGTTCACGAGCGGCTCTATCCTCTTGGTCGAAATTAGTCGCAACAGTCTTAAGAAGATTCTTAATCCTCTCTTGTGTTGGCTTATCGAGCTTGGTATTAGGCATCTACTTCTTTGCAAACTGCTTACGCTTAGCAGCCGGTGTCTTCTTAACGAATTCTTCAGCTACTTGTGGTGATGGTCCCGGCCCTTTAGTTGGCTTCATACCATGTGCGATACCAGCCATAAATTTGTATTGCTTAGCTGATGTAGCAGGCATCAATCACCTTGTGTTGCGTCAGCACGCATTAGCTTCATCTTCTTATTACCGCCTTCACCCTTCTGCTTACGGACAGCAGCCATCTCCGGCCGTTTAATATTGTTGCCACCGCTTTCAGCATAACCACGCGATGACTTTACTTTCTTTTTCATAACAGCCGGGTCGAATACTTTCTTAAGCATTCCCGCCGATGGTCCAACAGGCATCACTTAGCCTCCTCAATACCGAGTTCGTCTTCTAACGCTTTAATACTATCTTCAGTAGATACATCTGGAATAACTACTGATAGACCACCACTCTCACCTCGTGGAACAGCTTTAGCAACGGCTGCTTTAGCAAGAGCTTCATCATTCCTTCTCTGCTCTTCAATGACTTGAAACTTCTTTCTATCCTCAGCCTCAAGCATCTGCTTACGAACAGCCCAAGGAATAGAATGAGGTCTAATACTTTGTGGTGGCTGCTGTACAACTGGTTCAGCAGGCTGAGATGGTTTAATTAGAGCATCAAGCATTTGCTTGCGCTCATAATTAGCAATCTCAAGCTGCATCTTAAGCGTCTCACAGGATTTGCAAATTAATGCATTCTCCTGCATTTCAAGCTTTTGACGCTTGAACTGATATCTAATTGAGAGATATTCTTGTAACCAGTTAAACATTAGTGTCTCGCGTGATGAAATTTACGAATTGGTTTGTATGGGTCACCAGATTCAGCCGTTCGCATGTTACGATAGAATCCAGTCCAGTCACCATCAGCACTTAGCTTATGAATCAAATCCTCTTGCTTTTGGATTCTCTTAAACTCATCACCAGCAATTTCAAAATAGTTCTCTGCCCCATCGACCAAATAGCGTAGGCCGTCAATAGGGTCGTCACCTGAAAATGCCGCAATGTCTTCAATTTTCTTCTTATCGTAAGAGCAAGCTTTGATTGCGTCAATCAACATCTTGCATGAACTGAAAATTTGTAGCTTAGGGATATTGGTTTCTGGTTCAGGTTCAACCAGTGAATTCATATACGATTTATATTCGTCCATACTTCTGTTACGAAGAAGCCACATTGAATGCTCTTCGTTATAGACAGGACGTTCTTTAAGTACAGTAGGTCTAGGCTTCCATCTCATATACTCATGAATAAGCTGTTTGCCTGAGATGCGGCTTCCAGGTGAATTAGTAGTCAGTTCAATCTGTATTCCAAGAGCCTCACTGATTTGCTCTTGGATTGTATGCTCCTGTCCAACTTCGTTACCGGCTGATTTACAGAACTTAACCAGTCTAGGCTTATCAATTTCAATCAGCTCTTTAACAACTGGCGACCATTCTGAAATCTTAGTCTTTACCCACCATTGCTCACGATAGATATAAAGACGTTTAGATGGGCTAATTGCTCCCCATCCAATCCATGTCATAGCCGCAAATCCCCAGTCACCAATTACTATTCTAGGCCACCAAGCGGGGATTTCAAATTCATCAATTACATGTAGAGCATTCTCTGGTTCATCAGGATAAGCTCTGTCTCTGAATTCATCAAATACTTGTCCAGAATAAGAATCCCAATCTCCGTAGAGTTTGGCTCGTTTCTCTGCTTCTGGTAATGCTTCTAATGACTGTCTATATCCTGGGTCAATGTGTGGATTATCTGCTAACGTAGCATGAATATAAATTCTTTTGACTCCACCTCGACCAACAATAATAGTTCCTGGCGGAGCCGGTAATACAAATCGTTTGTTAACAAATGTATGCCCAACTCCACCAGGCATACCAGCCGCACGAATTATGGCCGGTAGTTCCTTGATAGAAGTACGTACACGAGTGAACCCAACATACAAATAAATAAACTCAAGAAAAGAAGTAAGCTCATCGGGAGTAAAGAGATTGATTTCCATTGAATCATATTTGTGAACATCGTTTTCATCTTCACATTGACCAAGGAAAATCATTGCACCAGCATTGGTCATTCCTCTCCCGCCAAATTGGTCAGGAGCCGGAAACGTCCATGCCATATCTGATTTATTTAATGTAGCACCAAATTTAGGATATAACTGTCTAGAGCGAGGAATAACTTCGTTCCTCAACTCAGGAAATGTTCTACGCATGAATACTTGTTTGAATCCAGGATGCTTATGCCATCCATGAACTAAAGCGTAAATTAATAGAACGTCTGTCTTTGCGCTACCTGCACCACCACCGTATAAGGCTTCTTTAATTGAGAGTGGTAAGGATAGAAACCTCTCTTGCTTCTTTGTAGGTTTCCATTCCTTACCAGTGAAAGCCACTAAACCTTACAAGCAAGCAGTGCATTAGTCGTGGTGCAACGTACAAATACAGCGGTGCAATCAGCACCAGTAGTTGAGTTTGCTAGCGTTGCCCACGTAGAACCGTCAAGAGAGATTTCGATAGCCGCTGATGCCATTACCCTTACTTGCCTAGCCGGTAATGCAAACGCAACGTTCTGCGTTAGTGTCTCAATCGGACCAATCTTAACCTGAGTAGTTGCCATTAGAACCTCGATTTAGTCTTCCTGAATACAACTGTGATATCAGCAGATGGTCTAATCCATCCAGCAACTACACCGTTTACGGTTCTAAATCCTGCACCTGGAGCTGTATCCAATGTAACGAAGTTATCACCGTTATCAAGGGAACCTTCTAGAATGGCTGCACCTGTAGTGGTGTATTCGATGTTGATAGCGCGAGCAGGCATAGCAAGCACAGTATTACCAGGAAGAACGAATGCTACACCAATCTGCCCAATTATCTTATTGCCCGGATTAGGTCCGAACAATTGCATAATATGGAAGATTCTTGCACCAGCCGCACCCTGTTGTGTTGTTCCAGTGAACAAACCTGCTGGACTAATTACTGTGTTGCTATCAAAAATGGAAGGGACGTTAATAGAAGTGCTGTAGCTACCACGATAAGTTAAATTGGCACCGGCTGTGGGAGCGCCACCAAAATTATAACTAGCTTGACCGAAGATAGCCATGCACTTATTAATACTTGAAGTAATAGATGAAGCAAATGATGTTGCGTTGATAGCAGATATAGCTGAAGATTGTTCAAACAATCCTATTGGTTGGTTAGCATGTTTGTATGAAGCTGAGATACAAACAACTGGACCACCAGGAAATGTAATAGCATTAGCACCAAGTAAAGGATTCAGAACTACATACAATGAAAACTGTGTTTGACTTGATAAAGCATCAGTTAA